TTTACATATACGAAACACCAACCAAATAACACATTTATAGTACGATGATGGATAATTTAGTGATATTAACATTTGCGGAAGCAAAGCAACCTGAATACAGGGAAAAGAAAGGAGTTGGCTATATTGAGTTCGGAGATAAGAACGATTATCCCAACTACCTTTTAAGCCTATACAATAAGAGTGCGAAACATAACGCTATTGTAAAAGGTAAGGTAAATTACATTACAGGAAATGGATGGGCAGCAAAAGAAGATGATGTAAAAGCCGAAGAGTTTATTAATAAGGCTAATCCTTACGAATCTTTGAATGATGTTACTCGTAAAGTTTCCATTGATATAGAGGTTTTTGGTGGTGCTTATTTAGAGATTGTTTGGAGTAAAATAGGTGGTCAAATTGCTTCAATTAGTCATATTGACTACACAAAAGTTCGTTCTAATAAAGACAATACTCAATATTGGATTAAAGATTGGAACGATAGAAAAGCGGAAGCAGAAGTTGTTTTAGGATATAATAAAGATTTAAGAGAAGGTAAGCAGATTCTTTATATTAAGGAATACAGACCGGGATTAGATACCTATGCTTTACCGGGTTATATAGGTGCGTTAAATTACATCGAAAGTGATGTTGAGGTTTCAAAGCACGTTTTAGGTAATGCACAAACAGGGTTTTCTGCAAGTAAACTTATTACTTTACCTAACGGAGAACCAACACCGGATGAAAAGAGAAACATTGAAAGAAGATTTACCGAGAGATTTAGTGGTTCGGATGGTAAGAAGTTTATTCTTTCTTTCGTTCAAGATATCGCCAAGAAACCTGCGGTTGATGATTTAGGGGCAAGTGATTTAACCAAAGAGGATTTCGGTAGGGTAGATACAATGATTCAGCAGAACATTTTTGCAGGTCATCAGATAACTACTCCTTCTTTGTTTGGTATTTTGGTTGAAGGTTCTTTGGGTACTCGTTCAGAGATTCGTGATGGATATGAAGTATTTAAGAATACTTATGTAAACGATAAGCAACAATATCTTGAGGGTATCTTTAATTCGTTGGCTGAAATCAACGGAGTTACTACTGAAATTTACATTAAGCCGGTAGAGCCGATTAACTTTGAATTTAGCGAAGGTATTATTTCTCAATTTGCTCCTAAAGAGTGGATACTTGAGAAGATAGGTGTTGATATGACTAAATATCAAACTCCTGTTGAGCCTACGCAACAAGGGTTAATTAATGAGCATCTAAAAGGGATGAAGGGAAGGGAATGGCAGAACTTCCAAAGGATTATTCGTGAATACAACAAAGGAAAGATAAGTAGAGACCAAGCTATCCAAATGCTAAAGAGTGGATATGGATTAGATGATGAAGCTATTAACACTTGGTTAGGCGATGAAACTTACGAGCAAAGATTTGATGATTTAGATACTGTTATTTCTGTATTTGATGAATACGGTACAAAGGCTTCAGAATATGAAGTCATTAAAAGTAGAGAAATATTTAGTAGTCAAGATGCAGATTTAGTTGAGCAGGAGTTTGCTGAACCATTAGTTACTGATTCGGTAGATGCAAAAATTTTAGAAATTATTTCTAAAAATAAATTAGTTCCTCCGAAAGATATTGCAAAAGCAGTTAAAATAACATTACCTAATGTTCTTATAAGAATTGATACATTAGTTGAATTAGGTCTTTTGAATTATGACCCTATTAATCAAGTTTCATCTCTAACAAAACCATTGGATGAATTAATTAAACCAATGAAAACCACATTTCTTGTAAGATATTCTTATGAGTGGAAATCAATAGTTCCAAGTGGGCAAAGAAATACTCCTGCACATCCTTCAAGACCTTTTTGTAAAAAGTTAATGGCATTAGAAAAGCTATATAGTAGAGCAGAGATAGAGCAATTATCTAATCGGTTAGGATATTCTGTATTTGACAGAGGTGGCGGTTGGTGGGGTAATTCTCCTTCTTGCAGACATAGATGGGTTTCAAAAGTTGTAGTTAAAAAATAAGAAATGAGCAGGAATATACTTTTTATTTCAGTAGATACTATTAAAGACAGAACCGGACTTCACAATAACGTAGATGAAAAATTGGTTAATCCGGAAATCTTAACCGCTCAAGATATGTATATCCTTCCGGCACTCGGAACGGCATTATACGAAAGGTTGCAAGATGGGATTGCTAATAACAATCTGACACAAATTGAAACAAGCCTTTTAGATACTTACATAACACCTACGTTGGTATATTATGTAATGAGCGAACTTCCAATGGGATTGAGTTATCAATTCTATAATAAGGGAATGGTGCGTAAATCGGGAGAAGGGCAAGAGAACCCATCGGCTGCGGAGATTATTGATGTAGCGGATAGATATAGGTCAAGAGCCGAGTTCTACAAACAAAGAATGGTTAAGTATTTAATTGATAGAAGTGGCTTTAATACTTTCCCCGAATATAACAATCCGGGTAATACTTACGATACAATGGTTCCCGAAAGACAAGCCTATACTACTTCGATTTGGTTAGATGATTCCGATTGTTGTAGAGGCAAGAGTTTTGAAGAAAAATATCAAGGTAACATAAATCGTTGTTGTGGCGAATAAAACCTATTCTCTAAAAAACCAAAAAAAGCTACGGCTTTACTTACAAAAACAAGAAAATGGCACTGACATTAAACCAAGTAGTAACGCAGATAACAAATCTCGCGAACGCACACAAGCAGATAAAAAGCGTTTACTTCGGTGACTTGTCTGATTACCTATCAAGGGGAACGGAGAATATTTATCCTTCGTTGTTCTTTGATTTAACAGGTGGTAATGTAGGCGAAAGGAATGTTACTTTAAATTTTTCTTTATATTTCTTTGATAGGATGCTACCAGAGGACACTAACGAGACCGAGGTTTTGAGTGACCAATTAGAAATCTGCCAAGATATTATTGCTCAATTAAGGTACAATAACTTTGATTTTGATGAAGGTTTAAGTGCTACTTTGACTTTCTTTACGGAAGATACTCCCGATTTGTTGGCAGGAGTGAGAGCGGATATTACTATCGAACTACCTTATATCGCAGACAGATGTCAAGTGCCATCAACATACACTTTTCCTGCATAATTCTATTTATTTAAAAGCGAAAAATGGCTAATAAGAAAATATCAGAACTCCAGAGTAGAACCCCTGCGTTAAGTGATTTAATGTTAGTTGGCGACCCTTCTTCGGGTTATTCTTATAAATGTACTGTAACGGCATTAGCGACTATCATTGAAACGGATATTGCTGATGGCTATGTGACTATTGGAACTACACAAACCATAAGCGGAGCAAAGACATTCAGTAATAATTTGACTTTAACGAGTGTTGTAAATACTCCGACTGACCCCGATAAGTTCTTGACTTTAAACGCAAGTAATGTTGTTACTTATAGAACAGGGGCAGAGGTTTTAAGTGATATCGGTGGTGTTGGTGGCTCTGGAACAACGAATTATCTACCTAAATTTTCCGCTACTACTACATTAGCAAATTCTCAAATTTTTGATAACGGAACAAATGTTGGTATTGGAGTAGGTTCAAGTATTATTGCTGGATATTTATTAACTATTGGTGGTAAAGTAAAAATATATAATCAAATAGATTTAGATAATCCAACAACAAACACTTGTAATGCAATTAACATTCAAAAAGGAACTTCTATATCACATAGGGGTGTCGGATATATACAAATAGCATCATTTAATACAAATAGGCTTTCATTATTTTTTAATGATAATAATAATTATCAAGCGGATTTTGATGGCTCAAATTTAACAACAGGTCAAAGATATATTTTACCCAATGCTACGCAGATACCTTAGCCAATGGAATATCAGGCACAGGTACTACCAACTATATCCCCAAGTTTACAAGTTCAAGTGCAATAGGAAATAGCCAAATTTTTGATAATGGTACATCAGTAGGTATTGGAACTATTACTCCGGCGGCTGCGGCAAAACTGGAACTTATTGGAGATTATAGACAAAAGGCTTTAGCGGGAAATTCAAATGGTTTTAATATATCAATAAATAGTTCAACAGATATAGTTTCTTTAACTAATTTTTATAATGCAGCAATTACATTCGGTACTAATAACACCGAGCAAATGCGTCTTACCTCTACTGGGTTGGGTATTGGCACTTCTTCCCCAGCAACTAAATTAGATGTTGTCGGAACAGGAACAGGTTTAGCAACATTTGGTGGTTCAAATTCAGGTTCTGTAAATAGTTTAATATTAAATAATACAAGCAATACATCGGGTTCTGATGCTGTTTTAACTGCAAAAGTTGGTGGTGCGTCTGGAGGAAATCCTTACTCTCGTTATGAAATTAGTGGAGTTACAACTTGGTTTGCAGGAGTTAATAATTCCGCATCTGACGCCTTTGTTATTGCTGGAGATGCAGGTATCGGAGCTGGTACTTTATTAACCATAACAACAGGTGGTAATTTAGGACTAGGAGTAACCCCTTCTGCGTGGAGTGGATTAAGTGGTAAAGTATTAGAAGTAGGTACTGGATTTGGGGATAAAGCTGCATTGTTTCAAAATGATATAGATGATTTACGTTTAACATCTAATGTTTATTTTGATGGAAGTTTTAGATATGTAAGAAGTGGAACTGCAACTATTTTTCATAGTTCAAATGGTTCTTATAAATGGAACATAGCAGCAAGTGGCACAGCAGGTAACGCTATAACCTTTACACAAGCTATGACCTTGGATGCTAGTGGTAATTTATCGCTTTCAAAAATTTCATTT